GTGCAGTAGGACACCGCGAAGCCGTCCTTGCCGCGCGGCTCGATCGTCAGGCGCCCGGAAAACGCGCCGCGCGAGGCAGCGACGATCCGCTCCGCCGTGATGCTATCGCGGCACGCGACGTAGGAAAGGAGCGCACGCGCACGGTGCAAGTCTTTCGTGACGCTGCGCGACTCGGCGCGGTAGGCTTTCCAATCCCCGTAGTTCTGCGGGTCCATGCCGGAACGCTGTTGGGTGAATGCGCGCAGCGCGTTCAACAGGTTTTGTTTGCGGGCGTTCATGGCGTCACCTTGGCGAGAGCAGCGTAGCCTTCCGGCGTCACCTTGCGGTCGCGCAGCAAGCCGCGGCGCTCGAGTGACTGGATAACCGCACTGACCGCGGCTCCGCGGTAGCCCCACTCGAGTTCGAACTCCGCTAGGTTGAACTCGCCCCATATGTTGGCGTTGTCTAGCACGCCGCGCTGTACTTTCGTAAGCATTTTGATTCCCCATTTGAGGGCCGCAATTCGGCCCGCGTGCATTCTCGCCCCATAGGCTGACTATTTGCAATGGTTTTCGGCTACCACTTATCGGATAGGCGCGTGCTATCATTCCGCGCATGTCATTTGACCGCGACTATTGCCTACGGCTTGCAGCTGAGGGGCGCACGCTCCGCGAAATGGCCGCCGAGCTCGGCTGCAGTGTGTCTCATATCAACGCAACGCGGGTCGCAGATGGACGTTTTGAGGCAGACTTTGCCCGCGCGCGCAGTCAGGGTCTCGAGCTCCTGGCTGACGATCTAGTGACCGCTGACGCCGACCAGCCAGACGTCGCTCGCGCCAAGCTCAAGTCCGAAAACGTCCGTTGGCTCCTATCCCGTCGCCTGCCGCACCAATACGGCGACAGGCTGAATGTGGACCTGACGGGGCAGATTGACCTGGCAGCGGCCCTCAAGGACGCAGGCAAGCGGCTAGAGCATGTCGCGGTAGTGGCGCCAATGCTGCCGCAGCTGCAGCGCGCCGATGCGCCGGCAGACATACTGGATTGATGCGCATCGGTCATTATGTCAAATAGCCCAAAAGCCGCATTCGCCAATGCAGTCAAGCAGATAGGCGCAGGTCTTAATGTGTTGCGCGAGGTGCGCGCACATATCCACAAGGCTAAGGCATTGATTCCATTGGATACAGGCGAAAGGGGCGCATCGGATCGGCGCAGGGGTGCCCGGGGGGCCGGCGTAGGGTCCCTGAAAGACCGGGGCGGGGAGGGGGGCGGGGGGCGGAATCGCCAGGCGCCGCGGTCGTTCGGGGACCCTCAGCCGCGATTTTTTGTAGCGGGTGGAAAAACACGACCTTTTCATTTTTTGCAAAGGATTTAGAAATCCATGCCCGCCGCGCCAACGCCCCCGCCCACCAAGCCCGTCGACGAGATGGAGTTGATGCGCACTCTATGGTCCCCGCGCCTCAAGAACGATCCGCTCGCTTTCGTGATGTTCGCCTTCCCTTGGGGCCAGGCCGGCACACCTTTGCAAGACCAGAAGGGCCCGCGCCGCTGGCAAGTCGAAGCCCTCACCGCGGTCCGCGACCACATCGCCAAGAATCTCGAAGCCAAATCGCAGGCCCTCACCCCATCCGTGTTCCGGGGCGCCATCGTCTCCGGCCGCGGCCCGGGCAAGTCGACCCTGTTCTCGTGGCTGGCGCTCTGGATGCAGTCGTGCCACATCGGGTCGACCTGCATCCTGACCGCCAACACCGAAGCGCAGTTGAAGACGAAGACGTGGGCCGAGCTCGGGCGCTGGCACACCATGGCGATCAACTCCCACTGGTTCGACTGCCAGGCCCTCTCCCTGCGCCCCCAGCCGTGGCTGGACGAGCTCCTGAAGAAGCAACTGAAGCTCGACACGAAGTACTACTACGCCGTGGCTCAACTGTGGTCCGAGGAAAACCCGGATGCCTTTGCGGGTGCTCACAACCAGTACGGGATGGCCGTGTTCTTCGACGAGGCGTCCGGTATCCCGGCGCCGATCTGGACCGTCACCGAAGGGTTCTTCACCGAACCCACGGTCTACCGGCTGTGGATGGTCGCGTCCAACCCGCGGCGCAACGTCGGCGCCTTCTTCGAGTGCTTCCACAAGCACCGGGAGCACTGGCCGTGGCGCAAGCACATCGACTCCCGCACCGTGGAAGGCAGCGATCAGGCCGTGCTCGAGGGCATCATCAAGCAGTACGGCATCGACTCGGACGAGGCGCGCGTCGAGGTGCTGGGTGAATTCCCCGCCCGCGGCGACAAGCAGTTCATCTCCCGGCACCTGGTCGAGGGCGCGGCGCTCCGCGCGGTGCAGCCAGACGAGTACGCCCCCCTCATCATGGGGGTGGATCCGGCCCGGTTCGGCTCGGACAAGGCGGTGATCCGTTTCCGCCGCGGCCGGGACGCACGCTCCATCCCGCCTCAGAAGTTCCGCAAGCTGGACGACATGGCACTGGCTGACAGGTGCGCGGCGGCGATCGACAAGTACAAGCCGGACGCTGTGTGCATCGACGCCGGCAACGGCACCGGGATCATCGACCGTCTGCGGCAGATGAAGTACAAGGTGCACGAGGTCTGGTTCGGCAGCGAGTCCCCCGAGCCGGCGCTCGGCAACAAGGGCACGCATCTGTGGTCCCTGATGCGCGACTGGTTGACTGGCGGCTGCATCGACGCTGACCGCGACCTGATGGACGACCTGACGAACCGCGAGTACACGTTCGTCGGTCGCACGGACACCATCCGGCTCGAGTCCAAGGAGGAGATGAAGCGCGCGCCGCGCAACCTGCCGTCCCCGGACGATGCGGACGCCCTGGCGTGCACCTTCGCGGTGCGGGTGGCACGGCTTGATAGTCGGACCCGGCGCGAACATACTGGTCGCGTGGCGGCCGACGTCAATTACCCCGTTTTCGGCTGAGGGTCCGGCATGGCAATCGAGCGGTTCTTCAAGAAGCAGGCGCAGGTCAGCGGCTTCAAGGGCGTGAACAGCGCGTGGGACATCCTGAGCAAGCCGTTCGGGATCGACCTCGGGCTGGACATCGGCTCGCCGGAAACCCCGCCGCCGACGCCGACGATGGCCGATGCGCAGGGCGCCGGCGACGCCGCGCGCCGTGCCGCGACCGGCGGTGGCCGCGCGTCCACGATCCTGACCGGGCCGCAGGGCGTCACGGCCGCACCGACGCTGGCCAGCCGCGCGCTGTTCGGGCCGGAGGGGTCGCAGGCGTTCTCCGTGCCGGAGACAGCCGCGGCGGCCACGGTCGACGCGCCGGCGACGGCAACGCAGCGCAAGCAGCGCAGGTACAGCCCGACGATGGCCGAGACGGTCACGGGCACTTACGGCAGGAGTCTCGCCTGATGCCCGTCTCCGATTACGTCAGCGGCAAGCCCTACGACGCGAAGAAGGCGGCGAAGTTCTATGCCGACGAAGCGGTGCGCGCGGCCGGTCGCGGCGACATGGCAGAGGCCAACGAGATGCGCCGCCGGCAGCGCAACGCCGAGAAGTTCGACGAAGATGTGAAGCGCAAGGCAAAGATGAAGCCGGCGCACGCGATGACAGTCCGTGGCTGACGGCAGCGCGGCCGCCGCGCGGCAGAAGCAGGATGATCTCGTCAGCGAGATCATCCAGGACTTCGCCATGGTGTCGGGCTCCCGGTCGAACTGGGAGTCGCACTGGGACGAGATCGCCCGCCGGCTGTGGCCGAGCATGGTCGGCACGTTCTACGCCAACGGCACGGGCAAGACCGACGGCGCGAAGGGCACCGACGAGATTTTCGATTCGACGGCGTCCGTGGCGCTCGGGCGTTTCGCCGCGGTGGTCGACTCCCTCATCACGCCGCAGAACGCGAAGTGGCACCGCCTGGTTGCCTCCAACCCCGAACTGCAGAAGATCCGCGAGGTGCGCAAGTACTTCGAGCAGGCGACCGACGTGCTGTTCAAGTACCGGCGCGCGCCCAAGGCGAACTTCATCGGCCAGAATCACACGACGCACCGCCAGCTTGGCGCGTTCGGGACAGGGCCGCTGTTCATCGACCAGCTGGCCGGCGAGCCCGGACTGCGCTACAAGTCGGTGGCGCTGGGTCAGGTGTACTTCGCCGAGAACCATCAGGGCATCATCGATCGTGCATGGCGCCGCTTCCCGATGTCGCCGCGGCAGATGAAGCAGCGCTGGGGCGAGGACAAGCTGCCCGACCAGATCAAGGGCGACAAGAACCACGCCAGCAAGTACTGGATCATTCACTGCATCAAGCCGCGGGAGGACCGCGACATCCAGCGCCTCGACTACCGCGGCATGGAGTACGTCTCGTACTACGTGTCGGAGACCGGGCGCGCGCTGCTCGAGGAGTCGGGCTACACCTCGTTCCCGTTCGCCGTGTCGCGCTACTGGCAGGGTGCGGACGAGGTGTACGGCCGCAGCCCGGCGATGGAGGTGTTACCGGCCATCAAGACGTTGAACGAGGAGAAGAAGGTCGTCCTGAAGCAGGGGCACCGCACCGTCGACCCCGTGCTGCTGGCGCACGACGACGGCGTGGTCGACGGATTCTCGCTCAAGCCCGGCGCGCTCAATGCGGGCGGGGTGAACGCCGACGGCCGGGCGATGGTGCAGGCCCTCCCGGTCGGGAACATCGCGGTCGGCAAAGACCTGATGGACGACGAGCGCATCGTCATCAACGACGCATTCCTGGTGTCGCTGTTCCAGATCCTCGTCGAGACGCCGGAGATGACGGCGACCGAAGTGCTCGAGCGCACGAAAGAAAAAGGCATCCTGCTGACTCCGACGGTCGGCCGGCAGCAGTCCGAGTATCTGGGGCCGCTGATCGAGCGCGAGCTCGACGTGCTGGCCCGGCAGGGCTTGCTGCCGCCGATGCCGGGCGTGCTGAAGGAGGCCGAGGGCGAGTACAACGTCGAGTACGACTCGCCGCTGTCCCGCGCCCAGCGGGCGGAGGAGGCGGCCGGCCTGATGCGCACGCTGGAAGCGACTCTGCGCACGGTCGAGATCACGCAGGACCCCGCGCCGCTGGACCACTTCAACTGGGACACGATCGTCCCGGAAATCAGCGAGATCAACGCCGTGCCGATCCGCTGGATGAACGATCCGCGGGTGATCGCGGCGATCCGCGACCGGCGCGCGCAGGCGCAGCAGGAGCAGATCGCCATTCAGGCGGCGCCGGGCGCGGCGGCCATGGCCAAGGCGCAGGCGGCCGTGAAGGGCAAGCGTGCGGCATAACCTGAAGGCGTGGGTCGAGAAGGCGCGCGGCTTCCTGAAGCAGCGGCAGACCGCCTACCAGCGCACCTTCGCCGGGGTTTCAGGCGAGATCGTGCTGCGCGACTTGGCGAAATTTTGCCGGGCACACTCGACGACTTTTCACCCGGATGAACGGATGTCGGCTATTCTTCAGGGCCGGCATGAGGTGTACTTGCGCATCGCGCAACACCTGAAGTTGACCGAAGACCAGATTTGGACCTTGTACGGAGTTGACCAATGACCGAAGCCGTTACCCCCGCTGCCCCTGCCGCGCCCGTGACCCCCGCCGCCCCCGCGGCGCCGGAGGCGTTCGACTGGTCCAAGACCGGCGTCGACGCCGACACGCTCTCCTACGTGCAGGCCAAGGGCTTCAAGGACCCGGGCGCGGTGCTCAGTTCCTACCGCAACCTCGAGAAGCTGCACGGCGTCCCCGCCGAGCGGCTGCTGAAGGTGCCGGCGCCGGACGCCAAGCCCGAGGAAATCGCCGCGTACCGCGAGCGCCTGGGCGTGCCCAAGGACCCCAAGGACTACAAGATCGCCAAGTTCGAGGGCGGCAGCGAGAAGGAGCAGGCGACGTTCGACGCCTTCCTGCGCCAGAATTTCCACGCGCTCGGCGTTCCGGCCAGCGCGGTCGAGGGCTTCACCGCCAAGTGGGCCGAGTTCGTTGGCAACTCGCTGAAATCGGCCGAGAAGGCGCGCGGCGAGCAGATGGCCGCGGAGGAGACGGAGCTCAAGAACCTGCAGGGCGCCAACTACGAGAAGTTCGTGGGCGTGGCCCGCGAGGCCGCGACCGCCTTCGGCCTGTCGAAGGACCACGTCGACGCCCTCGAGGAGGCCATCGGCTTCAAGGCGACCATGACCTTCCTGAATTCGATCGGCGCCAAGGTCGGCGAGTCGAAGTTCGCCGGCGGCGGGGAGGGCGCGTTCGGCGGGTACAGCGTCGCCGCGGCGCAGTCCGAAATCGCCAGGCTCAAGGCCGACACCGGCTTCGCCCAGAAGATCATCAACAAGGACGCCGAAGCGCTGGCCAAGTGGGACCGCCTGCACCAGATCGCGTACCCGAACGCGGCGTAATTGGTCCGCCGCTTGACAATAGTTTTCGCCTATCGCAATCTGTAGGTCGTGAGCCGGGAACCCCGTCAGGGGCCGGCACGTAGCACCGGAACAGCGCCAGGAACCCCGCGAGGGGCTGGTTGGAAGCAGGGAAGACTGCACGCAGCCCAGCGTTACGGGCAAGTGGTGGCCCTGGGATAGCCCGGACAAGCCTGCCGCGAAAAGTTGCTGTACCCACAACCTTTCGTGAGGGCCTACCCGTGAGCGTCAATCTCCCGACACACTACGTCCAGCAGTACTCGAGCAACGTGCAGCTGCTCCTGCAGCAGAAGGGCTCGAAGCTGTCCGACCGAGTCATGTCCGGCAGCCACGTCGGCAAGCAGGCTTCCCCGGTCGACCAGTTCGGCGCCGTCACGGCGCAGCGCGTCACCGGCCGCTTCGCCGCGATGCCGCGTGTCGACGCCACCACGGACCGCCGCTGGGTGTTCCCGGTCGACTACGACCTGCCGCAGCTGATCGACAACTTCGACAAGCTGCGCCTCCTGACCGATCCGCAGTCGTCCTACGTGACGAACGCGGTCTACGGCATGGGCCGCGCGAAGGACGACGAGATCGTCGACGCCTTCTTCGGCGATGCCAAGACCGGCGAGACCGGCAGCACCACGACTTCGTTCCCGGCGGCCAACCAGGTCGCGGTGAACTTCGGCGCCAGCGGCAACGTCGGCCTCACGGTCAAGAAGCTGCGCGAGGCCAAGAAGCTGCTGATGTCGTACCAGGTGGACATCGAGTCCGACCCGATCACGGCGGTCGTGACCGCCAAGCAGCACGACGACCTGCTCGCCGAGGCTCAGGTGGTCAGCACCGACTTCAACGACAAGCCGGTCCTCGTCGACGGCAAGGTCACGCGCTTCCTGGGCATCAACATCGTGCATTGCGAGCGCCTGGACACGGACAGCAACAGCTACCGCCGGGTCCCGGTGTTCGCCAAGAGCGGCATGTACCTGGGCATGTGGAACGACGTCCAGACGTCGGTCAAGCCGCGCTCGGACCTGCGCGGCGAGCCGTGGCAGGTGTACGCGCTCGGCACCTTCGGGGCGACGCGCCTCGAGGAGAACAAGGTCATCGAGGTGAAGTGCGCCGAGTAGGCGCCCTGACCCCGACCCCCACTTCCTGAGAGGAACGCAACCATGGCCGTCGTCACCACCAAGAGCTCCCAGATCACCAACCGCGACGCGACGCCGCCCGTTCTCACGAACGGCCGGCTCACCGGGTCCGAGCTGCGGCATGCCCGCGGCAAGGTCAGTATCGCCAACGGCGATTCGGCGACCAGCAAGTTCATCGTGTGTTCGATCCCGAGCAACGCCATCCCGGTCGACGTGCGCGTCACGTCGCCCGACATCGGCACCACGACCGCGGCCGACGTGGGCCTGTACCAGACCACGGCGAACGGCGGCGCGGTGCTCGACGTGGACTTCTTCGCCTCGGCGCTGTCGCTGAATGGCGGCGCGCTGGCGAAGTCGAGCATCATCAACGAGAACGGCTCGGTCTGCACCCCGGCCAACAGCGAGAAGCCGGTCTGGGATCTCGCCGGCCTGACGTCCGACCCGCGCCGGGACTACGACGTGGTCCTGACGCTGACGGGCGCGGCCGACGCGGCCGGCGACGTCCTGGTCGAAGTCGACTACGTGATCTGACGCCATGGCCGAGCGCTTCTACGGGCTGGACCGCGGCGAGAACGGCACGGGCGACGTGACGGAGGGGGCGGCCACCACGGCCACCCTCGACGTCGAGGTGCGCATCGACCTGGCGGCCTTCTCCGGCGCCAGCGGGCGCGGCGAGGTGCTGGTCCTGCTGGACATCATCAAGAACGCCATTCTGCAGGACGACTGGCCGCCTGCCTGACGCTGGGCTGACCTCGGGGCCTGCGCACGGTATGATACCGAGCGTGGGCCTTTTCGCTTTTCGGAGATCGTGACGATGAAGAACCTGACGCGCATCCTGCTCCTGGCCCTCGCGGGCCTGACGTTCACCGCACACGCGGAGGACGACGGTGCGGTGCATCACGGCACGGGCGTCCCGGTCGGCGGTGTCGACTCGAGCGGTAATTTCCAGGTCTTGAGCGTCACCACGGGCGGCAGCCTGTCCATGGGGACTGGCACCAGCGCCAACCAGGTGCAGGGCACGGCAGCGGACGGCGCGGCCGCGGTCGGCAACCCGGTGCAGATCGGCGGCAAGGACGGCAGCGGTAACGCGCAGACGCTCCTGACGAACACGGACGGCTCGTTGCAGGTCAGCTTCACGACAGTTGACCCGTGCCAGTCATCGGGGGTGGCCAAATCAAGCGTCGCCATCAATGCCACGGCGACCGCGCAACTCGTTGCGATTTCCGGCACCACGGTCATCTACGTGTGCGGGTTCTCGGTGGGCGTTGCCGGGACGACGCCGACGGCGCGGTTCCAGACGGGCACGGGCACAACTTGTGGCACCGGCACGGTGCAAAAAACGGGCGTCTATGCTCCGGCGTCCGCAGCGCCGTTTGCCGCTTTTGGCGGCAGCACGGTGTTCAAGAGCGCGGCTGGCGAGGCGCTGTGCATCGAACTCGGCGGCACGACGCCAAGCGCGCAAGGGTTCGTAACCTACGTACAGCAGTGAAAAACCAGTACGACGGCGCCGCTTTCCCTCACTTCAACGACCCGCACGCGCCAGAGAACATGCGCCACGGACTGACGAAGAAGCAGTGGTTCGCCGGATGCTGGCTGATGGGCGCCATGGCGGATCCCGCAAATCGTATGCTGTCGCCAGTCAATTTGGCCGAGAAGGCGGCAGTCGTGGCCGACGCGATGCTGACCGAGACAGCGAATGGCCTCTGACGTCGAAATCGTGAACCGCGCCTTGCAATTGCTCGGTGCCCCGCGGGTCATCGCGCTGACGGACGACAGCGTCTCGGCGCGCGCCATGAACAACGCCTACGCCCCGGTTCGCCTGGCGGCGCTGCGCGCTCACCCGTGGAGCTTCGCCATCAAGCGCGCCTCGCTGGCTGCGTCCGCCACCGCGCCGGCTTTCGGCCCGGCGCGCGCATTCCCGCTGCCGGCCGGCTTCGTGCGCCTGTTGCCGCAGGACGTCGAGGACAACCTGAACTCGAAGGACTGGAAGATCGAGCAGCACGAAGGTGCCAAGGCCATCTTCACCGACGACAGCGCGCCGCTGAAGATCCGCTACATCGCCGACGTGACGGACGCCGAGGTCATGGACCCGCTGTTCCGCGAAGTGCTCTCGCACGACCTGGCGCTGGCCTGCTGCGAGGAGCTCACGCAGTCGAACACGAAGGAGGAGAAGGTGCGCACCGGGCGCACGCTGCTCGTCCGCGAGGCCAAGCGCACGAACGCGATCGAGAACGTACCGCAAGAAGCGGCCGAGGATAGCTGGATCACGGCGAGGGCCTAGCGTCATGGCCAAGGTAGCCGACATCCAGACGACGTTCTCCGGGGGCGAGGCCAGTGACCTCGTCCAGGGGCGCGTCGACGCGGACCTGTACGCCACCATTCTCGACCTCTGCCTCAATTACGTGCCGCTGCTGCAGGGGCCGATCCTGCGCCGCCCCGGCACGAAGTTCGTGGCGCCGACGAAATCCGCGGGCGGCAGCGCGCCGATGCTGATGCGTTTCGAGTTCTCGACAACGCAGGCGTATATCATCGAGCTCGGCAACCAGTACGCGCGGTTCTACAAGGACAACGCGGCGATCCTGCTGACCGCCCAGAACATCACCGGCATCACGCAGGCCAATCCGGCGGTTGTCACGTACTCGGGCGCCGACACCTACGCCAACGGCGACGAGGTCGAGATCGCGGGCGTGCTCGGCATGACGCAGGTCAACGGCCGGCGCTTCACGGTGGCGAACGTCAACGCCGGCGCCAACACGTTCGAGCTTTCCGGCGTCAACAGCACCGGGTACACGGCGTACTCGTCCGGCGGTACGGTGGCCGAGGTCTACGAGATCGCCACGCCGTACCTGACTGCCGACCTGTTCCAGCTGAAGTTCGCCCAGTCGGCCGACGTGCTGTACATCACGCATCCGTCCTACGCGCCGCGCAAGCTGACGCGCACCGGGCACACGGCATGGACGTTGACCGAGATCGACTTCCTTGACGGCCCCTTCCTGCCGACCAACGCCACGACGACCACGCTGACGCTCTCCGGTACGACCGGCAGCGTCACGGTGACGGCCAGCGCCGCCCTGTTCGCGTCGACCGATGTTGGGCGCCTGATTCGCTGGCGGGATCCGGCGAACAACTGGACGTGGCTCGAGATCACGGCATTCACCAGCACGACGGTCGTCACGGCGACGATCCGCGGGCCGAATGCCTCGGCCGGCACGGCGACGACCAGCTGGCGGCTCGGTGTCTGGTCGGACACGACAGGCTACCCGGCGGCAGTCACGTTTCACGACGACCGTCTCTGGTTCGGCGGCGCGACGTCCTACCCGCAGCGGGTGGACGGGTCGAACGTCGGCGACTACGAGAACTTCGCGCCGAGCGCGGCCAACGGCACGGTCGGTGACGCCAACGCTTGCGCCTTCACCCTGAACTCGACCGACGTGCAGAACATCCGCTGGATGCGCAGCGACGAGAAGGGTTTGCTGATCGGCACGGTCAAGGCCGAGTGGGTGCTGCGCCCCAGCGCCGACAACCAGGCGATCACGCCGACGAATGTGTCAGCCAAGCCGTCCACGAAGCACGGGTCCGCCAACATCGACCCGGTCGAGGCCGGGAAAGCCACGCTTTTCGTGCAGCGCGCCAAGCGCAAGCTGCGCGAGATGATCTACGCGCTGGACGAGGACGGCTTCGGCGCGCCCGACCTGACGCAACTGGCCGAGCACATCACGACCGGCGGCTTCATCCAGCTGTGCTACCAGCAGGAGCCGTATTCGATCGTGTGGGGCTGCCGCGCGGACGGCACGCTTCTGTCGATGACCTACGAGCGCTCGGTCGACAGCCTGTCGGCCGGCTGGGCCGGGCACGTGCTCGGCGGCACCGGCACCGCCGGCGGCGGGCAGCCGGTGGTCGAGAGCGTCGCGGCGATCCCGTCGGCGGACAGCACGAGGGACGAGGTCTGGATGGTGGTCAAGCGGTACATCGGCGGGCAGACGGTGCGCTACGTCGAGTACATGACCAAGTTCTTCGACGACGACGATGACGCCACCGACCAGTTCTTCCTCGACTGCGGCGCGACCTACTCGGGCGCCTCGGCGTCCACGATCGGCGGGCTGTGGCACCTCGAGGGGCAGACGGTCTCCGCGCTGGTGAACGGCGCGGTCGTCCCCAACGAGGTCGTCGCCAACGGGCAGATCACGGTCGACGTGGCCGGGACGAAGATCCAGGTCGGGTACGCCTACAACTCGGATGCGCGCACCGTGCGCCCGAACGCCGGCGCCGCCAACGGCACGGCGATGGGCAAGACCAAGCGCGCACACCGCGTCGGGTTCCTGTTCTTCCGCACGGGCGGCTTCAAATTTGGGCGCGATTTCAACAACTTGGACGAGATGACCTTCCGCACGACGGCGACGCCGATGGACCAGGCGGTCGCGCTGTTCTCCGGCATCAAGTCGCAGCCGTTCAACGGCGGATATGATATGGACGCGCAGGTGTGCTGGCGGCAGAGCCAGCCGCTCAACGGCGCCATTCTCGCGGTTTTCCCGCAGTACGACACACAGGACCGAATCTAATGGCTGCACCTTGGGGCATGATCCTGCAGGGGATCGGAAGCGCGATCGAAGGCAACGCCGCGGCGCTGGGTGGCGAGTTCGACTACCGCGTGGGCAAGTACAACGAAGCCCTCGACCTGCAGAACGCGCAGCTGGAACTCGAGCAGGCGGCGGTCGATGAGGACCGCTCGCGCCGCCTGTCGTACAAGGCGCTGTCGAGCATCAAGGCCGGGTACGGCGCCAGCGGCGTGACGATGGAAGGCTCGCCGCTCGACGTGCTCGAGGAGAGCGCCACGAACGCCGAGCTTGACGCGCTGCTGATCCGTCACGGCGGCGCGGTGCGCGCGCAGCGCTATCGCGCGAGCGCCAAGCTGGCCAAGTTCGAGGGTCGTGCCGCGAAGTACGGCGGGCACGCCAAGAAGGTGTCCGGCGATCTGAAATCGGTCGGCGGCATGGGTGGAATGGGCGGGATGGGGGGCGGCTGATGCCTCAGATCAAGGAATACCAGAGCTCGGCGCAAGCTGTCGGCGCCACCGGCGGCGGCCGTGCGCGCTTCGGGATGCTGGACCCGATCGTAGAGGGCTTCGGGGCGCTCGGGCGCTCGGTGGCCGACATCGGGAAGGACATTCAGGAACGCGAAGACCGGCAGCGAGAGGCCAACCTGCGCGCCGAGGCGATGAAGGCCGACGCCGAGCTCGGCGCCGCGCTGGAACAGCGCTACAGCGAAACCGACCCACAGGACCGGGAGGCCGTCGGCAATTTCACGACCGGCTTCATGGAGACGGTCGAGGAGCGGCTGGGCAAAGTCGAAGATAACGTGCGCACGCCGCGGGAACGCGAGGTGTTCACGTTGCTGCGCGGGCAGGTGTCGGCGCAGGCGCTCGAGCGCGCGCGCGTCAAGCAGGCGCAACTGGGCGGCAAGGGCGACCGGCTGGTCGTAGAGCAAGCTCTTTCGAGCGCGACGAACGCGCTGATGACCGATCCGACGAAGTACGACTATGTCGTCGGGCAGACCCGGGCGCTGATCGCGTCCCAGCCGAATCTGTCGATCGCCGAGCAGAACGAGATCGAGGCCGAGGCGGTGCAGGCGCTCACGGTCGGCGAAATCCAGGGCATCATCCGCGCCGGCCCCGGCGGACCGGCCGTGGCGCTCAAATTGCTGAAGTCCGGCGACCGCGACGGCGCGTTGAAGCCGCAGACCAAGGCGACCCTGATCGCTAACGCCGAGGCGGCTATCCGGGCTGAGCGGGAAGACGCGGAGCATCGTCGCGCTCTGGCGGAACGGGCGCGGCGCGACAAGCAAGACGCGCTGGAAACGCTCCTGGTCGAGCGCATGGTGCCGGGGACGCAGGCGAACAAGGATTCGCCGTTGACCGGCCCGGAGATCGCCTCGGCCGACCTGCGCGCCGAACAGAAAATCACGCTCCTGAACCAGATGCGGGCGATGACCGAGCACGCGGCCAAGCCGTTTCGCACGCAGACCGACACGTACATCGACCTGCAGAAGCGCATGTTCCTGCCGCCGGAGCACCCGGAGCGGTTGCGCGACAAGATGCCGATTTACCAGGCGTTCTGGGATCACCGGCTGACGCCGTCCGACCAGCAGGACTTGCTCAAGCAGTTCGACGAGGCGGCGACGCCCGACGGCAGTTCGCTCGGGCAGAAGGCGCAGAACGCGCGCGACCTGGTCCGCACCGCGATCCTGCAGTCGCCGTACTTCATCGCGCAGCCGGCGCTCGCCGCCGACGCGGTGTATCGCTTCAACTACGACCTGCAGTCGAACATCAAGGCGTACCGGGACGCCGGCAAGGACCCGAACGACTTGCTGGACCCGACGAAGCCGGAATTCATGCTGAAACCGGAGAAAATGGCGGCGTACACGCGCGGCGCGGCGGCGCAGATGCGGCAGGACGCCAGCGCCGCGCAGGCCAGCGTCCGGGCGATGCCGGCCAAACAGACGGACCTCGTCAAGGGGGAGGTCTACCAGACCAGCCGCGGGCCGGCGCGTTGGAACGGTAAGGCGTTCGAGACGCCCTGATGGCCGAGTTCAGCTTCGAGGAGGCCGTTGCGCCCGCTCCGGCCGCGCCGACGGAGTTCAGCTTCGAGGAGGCGGTCGCCCCGGCGCGCTGGGAGCAAGCGGCGGCCGCGCACTTCGAGTCGGCGGCGCGCGCCCGCCCCGCGGAGACGCTTCTGGACGACTTCATGTCCGGCTACCAGTCGTCGGTCTGGGGCTTGGCGGCGCGCGGCGCGCTCCCGGACGTCGAACTGCCGCACGACGCTCCGTGGCAGTCCCGGTTCATGGCCGGCGCCGGGCAGGTGCTCGGCGACACCCCCTCCTACATCGCCGGTTTCTTCGGCGCAGCGCCTCTGGGCTCTGGCATTCCGGTCGCCGGCAACGTTGTCGCGGGCTTGGCCGGGGCCGGCGCGCTGACCGCGGCGCTGCGCGAGAGCCTGATCCAGGCTTACGACGAGGGCGGCGTGGCGTCCCCGGGCGAATTCATCAACCGCACCCTGCGCGTGGCGTGGGAAGCGACCAAAGGCGCCGCCACGATGGCCGTGACAGGGCAGGCGGGCATGGCGGCGCGGGCCGCGCTGCCGACCGCACCGGCGCTGCTGCGCGAAACCGTGGCGACGGGCGTCGAGGCGAGCGTGGCGACGGTCGCGGCGAAGGGGCTCGAGGGCGAACTGCCCATGCCGACCGATTTCGCCGACGCCGTGCTCCTGATCGGCACGATGAAGGTGGCCGGCGGGGTCGCCAACCGCAGCGCGGACTGGTTGCAAAACGGGAAAAAGACCCTGCAGCGGGTATACGCCGAGACAGGCGTGAAGCCGGAGCAGGTCGTCGCCGAGGCGGCGAAGGATCCGGCGCTCGCCAAGGAAATCCTGACCTCCGACGGGGCCAAGGTGCCCGAAAAGTACCGCCCGCTGGCCGAGGCCGAGGCCGCGCGCAATGCTATCCCCGCCGACGCGCGCTTGACCGAGTTCGTGCGCCAGCCCTTCGCGGAAATCCCGCAGGTGCCCGGCGGGCCGAAGGCGCCGAGCCACGTCAACTACGACTACATCAACGGCCCGACCGAGCTCAAGGCGGCCGTGTCGCGCCTGACCGAACTTTACGCCAAGCAGATCGAGACGCAGCGCCGCGGCACCCGCACCGTCGAGCAGGAAAAGGCGGACGCCGAGGCGCTGCACGGCGAAGTTCTCGGCCGCGTGGTCGGGCAGGCGGACAACGCCGCGACCCTGCACGCGCGGGCGCAGATGACGGTCGACACGACGAACGCCCTGCTGCGCCTGCGGCAGGAGTACGTCGCCAAGCAGGAGGCCGGCACGCTTAAGCCCGAGGACCAGGTGCGGATGGCGCAGATGGTGGCGCGCTCCGGCTACATCCTGGCCGAGCACCTGGGCGCGGCCGCCGAGGCCGGGCGTGCGCTGCGCATCCTGCAGGAGACGCGACAGGCGACGAAGTCGGCGCGCGAAATCCTCGAAGTGCTCGACAAGCAGAATTTCGGCCCCGGCGGGTTGCAGGAGATGATGGACGCCCTCGGCAAGGTGCGCGACCCGGCCGAGGCGCTCGCCGTCATCCGGGAACTGGCTCCGTGGCAGGTCGGCTGGCGGCGCTTCATGGAGTACTACCGTGCCTCGCTCTTGTCGGCGATGCGCACGACCCAAGGCATCTTCGTCGGCAACGTCGTCATGTCCGGCACTCGCGTCCCGGAGGTGCTGCTGTCGGCCTTCGAGAGCAAGCTGCGCAGCGCCAAGCCGGAGGACAAGGTCTACGCCCAGGAGGCGCTGGCGCTCACGCACGGCATGCGAGCCGGGATGTTTGACGCGGTCGCCGCCGGCCGCGCATGGCTTGACCGCGTGCTCGGCGCTGTCAAGACAGGAGGCTGGCGCGACGCGGCGACCGTCACGAAGGCCGACTACAACAAGATGCGGGAGGCCGCGTCCATGGACGTGCGCCACTCCCCAGCGATCCCCGGCAAGCTGGGCGAGGTGGTGCGCGCGATGGGCTACGGCCCGAACTCACTGGCGGACGCGGTCTTCCGCACGATCAACCAGAACGGCACGGCGCACCAGCTGGCAGCCCGCAAGGCGCTGTCCGAGGGGCTGCGCTTCGGCTCCCCGGAATACGCGCAGCGCGTCGCCGACCTGCTGAAGTCTCCCGATGAAGCGGCCACCAAGATCATCCAGAAGTCCGGCACGGATTACACGCTGATGTCCGAGCTCGGGGAGTGGGGCAAGAAGGCGCAGTCTTTGACCCACGACACCCCGCTCGAGGTCATCTTCCCTTTCCCGCGGGCGATGGGGAATATGGTCAAGGCGTTCGCGCGGCGCACCCCGGTCGCCAACTCCTTCATCCGGGAGTGGCGGGAGGACTACGCGGCCGGCGGCGTGCGCCGCGATCAAGCGATGGCGCAACTGGCATTCGGGCGCATCACGTTGGCGACGGTGTGGATGCTCGCCGACGGCGGGCACATCACGGGCGGCGACCTCGGCACGCAGCCGGAGAAGCGCGTCAGCGCGGCGGCCGGCGAACAGCCGTACTCGGTCAAGCTGGGTGACGCCTACTACGGCTACCAGCGCATGCCGATCGTCGGGCAGTTGATGGGTATGGCTGCCGACGCGCAGCAGGTCTACGCCAAGCTGGACGACCCGGAGGAAAAGGACCGGCTGTTGGCGATGCTGTCGTTCGCCTTCGCACAGAACGTTACAAACCCTACTGTTTTCAGGGGGTTGTCGGATGTCATTGATGCCGTCCGCTACCCGGATCGGTATGGCGAGCGCTACATCCAGAACCTCGTCGGCAAGATCGTCCCGAACATCGTCGCCGAGGGCGCCGAAGGACTTGACGACTACCGCCGCGAGGTCGACACGATCCTTGAGGCCGTCCAGGCGCGGATCCCCGGCGCGCGGGAGTCGCTGTTCCCGGCGGTCGACGTGTGGGGCGAGCCGATCCCGACGACCGACCGGCTCTGGCCCGGCGCTCCGTTCAACGTGCGGCAGCAATCGGACGATCCTGTGCGGCTTGAGGCGGCGCGGCTGGGGGTCGGCATCGCACCGCCCCCGCGCACCGTGCGCGTGCCGACGAAAGGCATCCGCGGCGAGCTCGGCGAGGTGGACCTGACGCCCGAGCAGCGCTTCGTCTACGCGACCGTGGCGGGCCGCCAGGCACACGAGATCATGACCGACGTGGTGGCCTCAGAGGCGTACAAGAGCGCCCCAGACGTCATCCGCAAGACGATCTTCGAGGACGTGGTGCGATCAAGCCGGCGGCTCGGCGAGGTCGCCGCGTTCACCCCCGAGCAGCGAGTCTCGGAAAGCGCCCGCATGGTGCAGGAGTTGCAGCGCCGCCTAGAGGCGCCGCCGGTGCCGTGAGATAATTCCCCTACCCGGAGACGTCGTTCCCATGAAATTCAATCTCTTGCGCGCACTCGCTTTCGCCATCGCCGTCGCGGCGGGCGTAGCGCATGTGACGCCCGTCACGGCGACCGTCGCCTCCGCTACCAACCGTACCGCCTACGCGGGCGACGGGACCACCACGGCGTTCGCCACGGGATTCTACTTCCTGGCCAACGCCGACCTGACCGTCGTCCTGCGCACGTCCGCCGGGGTCGAAACGACCCAGACGATCACGACGCACTACACCGTCACCGGCGCCGGCAACCAGGCGGGCGGCACGGTGACGATGGTCACAGCCCCGCCCAGCGGCTCGACGCTGACGATCATCCGGAACCCGCCGGTCACGCAGCTGACGGACCTCGTCGCCAACGACCCGTTGCCGGCCGAGACGGTCGAGCAGACCCTCGACAAGCAGACGATGGTGGCGCAGCGCAACCGGGACTTGCTGAACCGCTCCCTGCGCATCAGCGACGGCTTCAACCTGGGCAGCAACGGCGTCACGGTGGCGCCGACCGTGGACCAGGTGTTCGGCTGGGGCAATTCCGGCCTCAAGATGTACAGCACGTCGGACCTGACCTCGGCGCAGCTGTCGACGAACTGGAAGAACAAGAAGTTCTCAGGCAACGCCAGTACGACGGTTTTCAACCTCGACACCGAGCCGGGGTCAATCAACAACCTGGCGTGCTACATCGGTGGCGTCCGACAGACACCGAGCGCCGACTACAGCCTGTCGGGGCTGCAGGTCACTTTCACGACGCCCCCGCCGACCGGCACGGACAACGTGCTGTGCACCTACGGCGCGGCGACGACCGACGTTGTCACGCCGGCGGACGGCAGCGTGTCCACGGCCAAGATCGCGGACCTTGCGGTCACGACGGCGAAGCTGGCCGACGCGAATGTCACGACTGCCAAGATCGCGGACAACGCGGTCACGAACGTCAAGGCCGCCGACATGGCGACCAACACCGTCAAGGCGCGCGTCACGGCAGGCACGGGCGACCCCGAGGATCTGGCGGTCGCGGCCAACCAGTTCCCGGCCCGGGCCAGTACCGGACAGCTGGAAGCCAAGTCGATCACGGACTTCGGCCTGTCTCTGGTGGACGACGCCTCGGCGTCGGCGGCGCGGACAACGCTGGCCATCGAGGGCTACGACTATCAGGCGTTCACCGCGAACGGCACGTGGACCAAGCCCAGCGGGTTCAGCGCGAACAGCCGCGTACTCGTCGAGGTGTGGGGCGCGGGGGGTGGCGGCGGTTCTGGCGCAAGCAGCGGCGGCGGTGGCGGGGGCGCGTATGTGCGCCGCGAACTGCTGCTTTCGCAGATGGGTGCTACGGAAACGATTACGGTCGGCAGCGGCGGCGCCGTAGACACGGTCGGCGGCAACAGCAGCGTCGGATCACTCGTAACTGCATATGGCGGCGGCGGGTCAAGCAGCGTGGCTTCTGCCGGCGGTGGCGGCGGCGGTGGCGGCCGCGGCGTCGGCGCGACTTCGTCAAGCAGCACCGGCGGCGTCGGAGGCATCGGGTACGGGCAGGTTACGGCAGCGGCGGCCACAGCCAACGGTACGGGCGACGGTGGCGGCGGTGGCGGCAGCGGCGGCCCGGGCGGGTCAAGCCACTGGGGCGGCGGCGGCGGTGGCGGCGGAAACACTAGCGCCAACGGCGGCGGGTCTGTTTTCGGTGGCGGTGGCGGTGGCGGCGGCAATTCCGGGGCTTCCGGCCCCTCGTTGAATGGCGGCGTGGGCGGCGCTGAAGGTGTTGCGGGCACGGCCCCCGGTGGCGGCGGCGGTCGTAACGCGGCCGGCGCTCGCGGCGAAGTGCGAATCACGGTCTTAGGCGAACCTTAGAGGCGAACATGCTCAACCTGAAGCGTTACGTCCACGCAGCTTTCCTCGGCCTTGCCGTCGTTTTCGGCGGCGTCGCCGATGCGTCGCACACGACGGAGGGCTAGCCCATGGCTCGTACCGTTATCCCCGCAGAGTTTGTCAATGGCGCGGTCGCGTCAATCGCTGCGCTTAAAGCGTTGCCGGTTTCTGGGCTCGTCGACGGCCAAGTCGTCAGCGTCGCCAGCTACTACGACTCTGCCACCCCCGATGGCGGCGGACCTTTTAAGTGGAACGCAAGCTCCAGCGATGCGGACAACGGCGGCACCATCATCGCTCCTGATGCGGGAGGGACGGGGAGGTGGAGGGCGGTCGGCGCGATGAACGCCAAGCGGTTCGGGGCGAAGATCGACGGCACGACCGACGACGCGACCCGGATTCAGGCTTACATGGACGCCGTTGGGCAATACGGCATCGTAGACTTCGGCGACAGTCGCGGCACGGCGATTATCGGGACCCAGCTAACGGCCCCGACTGACAACGTGCTTTACATCGGTAACGTCAAGATAAAGGCTAAAGATACCGCTACCGGCATGACGCTGCTGTTTAGCGGCACCGGCCGCACCGGCATCGTCGTAAAGGATTTGGAGTTCGACGCCAACAAATCCGGCCGCGCTTCCGGTCAGAGCGTCACCTATAACGGGCTGGCGTTCCCGAGCAGCATTGACTGCTCCCTAATCAACGTAACCGTCCGCAACTGTCTGGGCTATAGCGGCACCAGCGCCACCACCATCAGCGCCAGCGGCAGCGGGACAAAGCGGTTTAACTGCCACAACGTCAAGGTTCTGGACGGCGGCACCAGCGCCACGACGTTGCCGTCAGACGGCATCTTCGTGCGCGGCGACAATTGCGGCATCAACAACTGCCACGCCGAGAACATCACCGATACGGCCTTCGTTCTTGAGGGCTGTAACTACAGCACCATCGCTAATTGCAGCGGAAAGAACTGCACGGCCCTGGCCGCCATCTCCAACGACACGGCCGTCGATGTTTTTGGCAGCGTCATCAACGGCCTGACCGGCTCATGCAATTACGTCGGCTCGACCGGAGGCGTGGTCGGGGTTGCCTGCTTCGGGGCCGGCAACATCCGCGACGCCAAAGTAGCGGGCGTCAATATCAGGCTTGAAAACGGGGCCACCAATCTCGGCCCGCTGATTCAGGTTCGCACGACCAGCACGGGCCGCGTTATCGGCCTGACGCTGGACAATCCGACCGTTGACTACGGCGGCTCTACCGGGGTTATCGCCCAGGCCATCCTTGTCTCGGACTCCGATGATGTTCAGATCAATAACCCGTACCTGCGGGTTCAGCGCGGCGTCGGTGCCTCTGGCATTCGGTTTGACGGCGCTTGCGTTCGGGGCAACATCAGCGGCGGCTACATCGACGGCGCGGACAACGCGATCCTCGTCAAGAATACATCTGAAGTAAACGTCCGCAACGTCAAGTCGCACAACGCGGCGTCTTACGGGATTTATGCCGCAGACACCTCGACCGTTCGTGAGCGCGGCTGCACCATCACCAGCGCAGCGACGGCGGCGGTTAATAAAGACTCCGGGGCCACCCTTGTTACGGAGTTCTGGCAGGCGTGGACACCGGTCTATTCCAGCGATGCGGGGGACGCAGCGGCGTCCTTCACGGCAACGCCGACTACGACGCTTGCGCGCTACTCCGTCGTCGGCAACACGGCGTTCGTGCAAATCAACTACGCCGGGACGCTTAAGGCCATTACGACGGCCACCGTCAGGCTGACGCTGCCGACCGGGATAACCCCGCAAAGCTCTAGCGTCAACACGCCGGCCAGCGTGCTGAACGATGTGACGTATGAAACCGGCATCTGCCGCACCATCACCACCGGCCTGCTGTATTTCTACCGAGCCAACGCTGGCAACTACAGCGCAAGCGTGAACGTCGAGGGCCGCATCGCCATGAGCTTCGAGGTTACGTGATGGCCCACCCGCCTGCTGTGTCCGCAGCCGTGGCGTGTCCGCAATTCTGACGGCCCTGCTACTACTAGTTCTCGCCGCGCTCGCAACTGTTTTGCTGTACGCCAGAGGAATCTCGGGTTCCACGGGCGAGCCGTATTTGGAAACCCTGCGTTCGCTAGCTAAGCAAATCTGCTCTGGAGACTTCTGGCCTTGATTATTCCTGCGATGCGCGGTGGCGATGCACAGGGCAAGGGCTATTTCGGCGCGCCCCGTGGCGAGCGCACCCACAAGGGCGTGGACTTCGTTGCGAAGCCCGGCGAGCCTGTCCGCGCCTTCATGGCCGGCACGGTCACCAAGCTGGGCTATCCCTACGCAGACAAGCCGCAGTTCCGCTACATCGAAGTCCGCAGAACCAACGGCGACAACCTCCGGTATTTCTACGTCGCGCCTACGGTAGAAGTCGGGGACCAAATCGCGGCGGGCGAAATGCTCGGCCAGTGTCAGGAACTCCCATATCCGGGAATCACACAGCACTATCACTTCGAGGTGACGGTGCGCGGCGAACACGCCGACCCCATCAAGTACCTGTCGGAGCACGCATGAGTTTCCTAGACAAAATCATCGGCGGCGGGGTTGGCTCGCTCGTCAAAGAACTGGGCGAGGTGGCGGATAAGTTCGTCACCACATCAGCCGAGAAGGCGGAATTGCGGGCGAAGTTTGAGGAAATCCTGCAAAAGCGCGACGCTGAAGTAGAGCAGACCTACCGCGCGGAACTGTCGGCCCAGAAAGAAATCATCGTTGCGGAACTGCAACAGGGCGACAACTACACCAAGCGGGCGCGGCCAACCATCGTATATGCCGGCCTGTTATTCGCGCTCTGGAACTACGTTTTAGCCCCGACATTCGGTAAAAGCGGTTTGGTCATACCTGTCGAGTTTTGGACAGTTTGGGGCGGTGTGTGCGGGGTGTATGTGTGGAGGCGTAGCGACGAAAAGCGCCGCGCTCCGGGTGCCGCATGAGCGCCCCACGCTACGAGCGCCGCATGGCGACCATCGAGGCCAGCCTAAGCCAGCACTTGACCGACTGCGCGGAGACGAGCAAGCAAGTAGAAAAACGGCTCTGGCGGGTGGAGTGGCTGATTATCACTTCAGCAGCCGCAATGATCGGCTTGCTGTGCAAGCTGGCGTTCTTTTCGTGACCCTCGCCCTCGCATTCATCGCCGGCGCTCTCTACGGCGTCAGTCTCGGCATGGCGATTGCCGACCGCCGCAGGCATCGCAAATAGCGATATGGGCCACATCGCCAACGTCCGAGAGCGTAGGCGGTTCCTGGTTCTG